TTGCATCAATACGCAATCTAAAAGACCGAGTCCACCAACTTGAAAATCCATAAATCTATGGTATAATACAACCATTGCTATATTAATATGTATGAAATCTACAGCAAAGTAGGTTGCAAATACTGTGACGCTATCGAGAAACTCCTTGTCATCAAGGGTCTCTCTTACCAGAAAAAGATGCTCGATGAAGACTTCGATAAGAAGGAATTTGTCGAGCGTTTTGGTGACTCAACTTTTCCTCGTATTATCTTGGACGGTGAAGTCATTGGTGGAGCAAAAGATGCTTTGAATCACCTCCGAGAGGAAGGTATTGTGTAAGTATCTAAATAAAAATAATTAGAGGGAGGTCTTATGACCACTGTTCTGTGCATCATGGCTGCTTTTATGGTCCTGATGTTCCTCCTTCTGGGTGGTGTCATTGGTTATCTAACCCGTGACTTTATGTTTGCCCAAGCGGCAGCACTCCCACAACATCCAGAATTTTATGATGCAGAAGGGAATATCATTCCCGACGACATCCTTGCCATTCGATTTGAAAACTCATATGGTATGGATGATGAATGGGATGATGAAGACTAATCTATGGAGTTATTATGACTGAAGCGAACGAAACTACAACCAAAAAGAAATCAACTCGAAAGAGAACAACCTCGAAACCAAAGGTTGCTGCTAAGACTCCTGCCAAACCAAGGCAGTCTCTTGCTCTCAACCTTCCAAACAACCCGCTCGTATTTGAAATCTTTGACCTAGCATCTCGTCAAAGAAGTAAAGCAAAGAAGGTTGAAGTACTACAAAAGTATGCTAATATGGCCGTCAAGGCACTCCTGATCTGGAACTTTGATGACTCAGTTCAATCAGCACTTCCAGATGGAGCAGTGCCTTACTCCGGTTACAACGAACAAAACGTTTACACCGGCACGCTGAGTGATAAGATTGAAGCAAGCACTCGTGATATGTACGAGAGCGGCAACTTCTCTCTTGGAAGCAGCGATACAACCGCACGCACTACTCTTCGTAGAGAAGCGCGTAATCTATATCACTTCGTCAGAGGTGGTAATGATGACCTCTCTAACACCCGCAGAGAGATGATGTTTATCAACATCTTGGAATCAGTACACCCATTGGAGGCAGAGATTCTTGTTTTAGTCAAGGACAAGAACCTTACCGACAAGTACAAGATTCCTTTCGACGTTGTCCAACAGGCATACGACGATATCCGTTGGGGAAGTAGGTCTTAAGGTTGTATAAATAATTCAGGAAGTCTTATGACTTCTCACTTACGTTCATCTCTTCGGAGACGCAAGTAAGACAACGCGGAACGGGACGTTCATCCGTGTTGAGATATACACGGACGCAAACGTTGCCTGAAGGAACGGGATCTAAACCATCCACTACCTGAGGTAACTCAAATGAATCGAATCCAAAAACTACTCGGCGGATACAATAAGTCCACTGCTTATCGCGGTGTGTCTTATGACACCGAGAGTGCTCTAACTACTGAGCACGCATACGTGAAGCGTGAATTCGTTTATCGCGGACAGAAGTACACCGAAACCGTCAAGGTGGAGGTTGCACAGTGAATACACTGGAAATCATCCGCAGAAAAGAGAAGAAGGAAGCACGCCAAGAGGCAGCAAAACTTCTCCTCGCCAAGTTAAGTGCCTGTAGGCGCTGACCCATTACTTGACTTACCAATGACTCCAATTAAAAGAGAGGAGTTTCTTTTGAAACTTCTGGCAAGTTTGTTTGCCGTACAACTTGGATTCATTGGTTTTTCAATGGCAATCTGTAAAGATAACTTGGATAAGTGTCCCAAAATAGGGGACAGAATGGAAAATTATTTTCTAGTAACCTTAGCGACGACGCTAAGTCTACTAACTGCAAAAAAGTGAGAGGTGTAACACCCTCTCTTTTTTTGTGCTATAATATCTTTGATTAATACTTACTATGAACGCTGAGAAGATTAAATTTTTAATTCAATCGATAGAGGTGCTCATCGATGAATTGAAAGCAGAAGTTTATACTGATGCAGAGACACATCGCATTAGTGAGACTGAGTATTCTGAGGATGGTGCTGAGACACCAACCGAAGAACTTATTATGGATATGTTTGACCACATTACTGACGATTCTGTATGAGACCCGTAAAAGCAGCAGACCTACTCCGTCTTGACCCACTACAAAAGGTTGAGATGATCCGTTGTACTCCCAACCCACAACAACTTGTGTTTATGGGAGGTAAGAATGACTATAGCGAACTACCTATTGAAGATACAAATATTCCACACGAAAGTGAAGCAGGCAAGTGGATCATCGAACAACTACTAAGTAATGGTAGAGGTCACTGGGGTCCCCTAGAACACCCCGCTATCACATTCTCTTGCTCTGGATTCGTCCACAATGTTGTCGTCCAGGCACGCACCCACAGAGTGGGAATCAGTTTCGATGTTCAGTCCCAGAGGTATACCTGTAAGCGTGTACTCAAGGTTGCTGACGGCAGACTGAATCCTCAAGAGGTATTCTATATTCGTCCTCCAGGTTTCTATACTAACCGCAAAGGTAAGAAGTATGAGTGGACTGAGGATGACTATGAAACTGAGTTGGGACTAACTGTAGCAGCATCTCGTCGTTATGCTACTGGATTTGAGAACGGTGCATCTGAAGAGCACTTGCGTGACTACCTACCACAGAGCATCCGTCAAAACTTTGTTGTTACTTTTAGTCTTCGTTCTCTACTTCACTTCCTAGATCTCCGTGCTAAGTTGGATGCTCAACTAGAGATCCAGGCATTGTGTGAAGCAATGATTGAACCAACCAAAGCGTGGGTCCCACAAGTCTTTGAATACTACGAAGAGAAGCGTCTACACAAGGCAAGACTATCCCCATAAATAAACATACCGAGTAATCATTATGGCAAAATTTGATGTAGTCAACACCGAAACTGGTGAGACTAAAATTATCGATGTCAGCGTCCACGACATCCAGCAATGGTATGAGGACAACAAACCTTGGGTCCGTGATTGGTCTCAAGGTTGTGCCTCAGGTGGAGATATCGGTGAGTGGAAAGACACACTAATCAAAAAGAATCCAGGATGGAATGATGTCCTCGGTCAAGCAGCTAAAGCACCGGGGAGTTATGTAGAGAAGATCTGATCTCAACCATCTTGTAGTATTATTAGTAAGTCAATGCCAGCACGTAAGAATCGCAAGTCTTCAAACCCCATCGGGGTCGGTCTCACCGCGAAGCAGATGCGAAGGAAGAAACCAATCGGTGCAGATTTTATTACGAAGGTCGAACCGATTACCGACAATCAGAAACTTCTGTTTGAAGAGTACGACAAAGGACAAAACTTAATTGCATACGGGTGTGCCGGTACTGGTAAGACATTCATCACCCTATACAAGGCACTCGAAGAAGTGCTAGATGAAACGTCACCTTATGATAAGGTATACATTGTCCGCTCACTAGTTGCCACGAGAGAGATTGGATTCCTACCCGGAGACCACGACGACAAAGCAGCACTCTACCAGATTCCTTATAAGAATATGGTAAAGTATATGTTTGCTATGCCTACTGAGTCTGACTTTGAGATGCTCTACGGCAACCTCAAGTCACAAGAGACTATTAGTTTCTGGAGCACATCATTCCTCAGAGGCACTACCCTCGACAGGTCTATCATCATTGTCGATGAGTTCCAGAATATGACAGGTCACGAACTCGATTCTATTATGACTCGTGTTGGTGAAGATACCAAGATCCATTTCTGTGGTGATGCCACTCAGTCTGACCTCACTAAAGCATCAGAGAGGACAGGCATCATGGACTTCATGAGAATCATGGAGGGTATGCCATCAGTCAGCACGGTTGAGTTTGGTCTCTCAGATATTGTCCGCTCTGGACTATGTAAAGAGTATCTACTCGCCAAACACGAAAGTGGCATTGAGATTTGACACTATAAATATTAAATAGTATAATGGTATCATCTAGATAATAGTTGATGCCATTCATTCATAATCCAATCGACTTGCCCGCCCTCGATAGACAAACTATCGATGGTGTCCGGTACTATAAAGTGCCTGAGAGTGGTGAGTTGATTAAACTGCCTTCCATTACATCGATTACTTCTCATTACAAGAAAGAATTCTTTGATGAGTGGAGAGCAAAGGTAGGAATTGAAAAGGCAAATAGAATCACTAAGCGTGCTACATCACGAGGGACAGAGATGCACCTCTTGACGGAGCACTATCTTAATAATGAGGAAGTTCCAAAGGCAAAACTTCCTATCTC